TATTTCTCATCTACCCTCTCGGACAATCGAGTTGGTTCTTTGCGCCGTCCTTTGGCGTGTCGGCAATCTTCAGATTCCTTCTTTTTCTACAAGGATTTCACAACTGGACACTCAACCCCTTTCACATGATGGGTGTTGCAGGTATTCTTGGCGGGGCATTGCTTTCTGCCATCCATGGTGTTACAGTAGAGAATACTTTGTACAAAGATGGTGAACAATCAAATACTTTCAAGGCGTTTGAACCAACGCAAGAAGAAGAAACTTATTCAATGGTTACAGCTAACCGCTATTGGTCGCAGATTTTTGGCATCGCCTTTAGCAACAAGAGGTGGTTGCATTTCTTTATGCTCTTTGTTCCTGTTATGGGGCTCTGGACTTCATCCATTGGTATTATTGGTCTTGCCCTTAACCTCCGTGCTTATGATTTTATCTCTCAAGAAGTGAGAGCAGCAGAAGATCCTGAGTTTGAGACGTTCTACACCAAGAACATTCTTTTGAACGAAGGTCTTCGTGCATGGATGGCACCAGTTGACCAACCACATGAACAATTTGTCTTCCCAGAAGAGGTATTGCCAAGAGGTAATGCACTGTGATATACTGAGGGTCGGAAACGACCCTCTTTTTTATACATATAATAAAAGGATATGGACATTAAAATCTACACTTCTGAAGGTTGCGTTTGGTGTTCTCGCATGAGAGAACTTATGGAACGAGCAGACCTGGAATACACAGAAGTCCTTTGGCAAAACCTTGAAGGAGATACTCAGGTATCCGTATCAGAACAATATCCAGACTTACATTCTTTTCCCGCAGCTATTGTTGATGGTGAATTCATTGGTGGATTGGTTCCTCTTGCAAAGTTACTTATGCAAAAAGGATTGGTATCAGCACCTAAAAAATGAGAGAACTTAAAATAAATAGAGGCATAGAGCTCATGCTCAGGAGGGCAAAACAGAAGGAAGAGAAGGAACAGAGACCTTCTAAAGGTTTCACAATTACAAAATTATTCACCCTCCTAAAGAGAAAAGTCTACTTCAACTTAGAACTTAGGTGGGATAAGCAAGAAACTTAGTTCGGAGTTGAACAATGACTGAAACTTTATTCGTTTATATCTCAGCAACAGCGTCATTTATTTTCTTATGTGTGGGTGTGTTTGCTGGTTGGACAGTGAATGAGAAGATGCACGAGTATCTCTATGTTAAAGAAGCAGAGAACGAGAGACTCCATCCCGAAATGTACGATGAAGAGGGACAATGGATCAACGAAGAACTCTTATCCGTCAGATTCGTAGATGAGGATTTTGACGATGAATAAATACTAATTACGGTACACGAATAGTCATGCAATTATTACTCAATGAAGTGTTGCAAAAGGTCAGCAATGCTAAGACCAAAGCACAAAAGATCAAACTCTTACAGCAATACAACACCCCAGCACTCAGACAAATTCTGATTGCAAACTTCGATGAGAGTGTCATCTCGATGCTTCCTGATGGTGAAGTACCATACAAAGAGAATGAAGCACCTGAAGAGACAGAGCATACTGTACTAAACCATGAGTACCGTAAACTCTATCTCTTCTTTAAGGGTGGAGCAAACGTCTCTCAGACCAGACGTGAAACTTTGTTTATTCAACTCTTAGAGGGTTTACATAAAGGCGAAGCTGAGGTATTGTGTCTCATGAAGGATAAGAAAATCGGCAAACGCTGGAAGATTACCAGGCAGTGTGTCGAAGAAGCCTTCCCGCAAATTGAATGGGGCAATCGGTCTTGAAGATTAAAATTATTCATGAAAACTGTGATCCAGAACTGGCAATGGATGCCTCTCTTCCATACACTGCATACCTAATTGGGTATGAGAGTGGAACTGGCATCCAACATGACATCGCTGTTGCTTCCAAAAAGGTAGACATTTTTGACTACTATTGGGATAAATATCGTAGTGTCATTAGCATGGAACAATCTAATGGCAAAGTAAATCCAAAACTCTGGAACGATCCAAAAGCTAAAAAGAAAAAATGAGCGCATCACAAACAGGAAACTGGGCAATCTTCTACAGGAAATTAGAGGAACCAAATATTTGGTACACTATGAAACTGTGGCGGAAGGATGGTGTCCTGGTGTCTGCAAAGACATTTGATGATGTATACAAATTTAATAGATTTAAAGAAGCGTTCGACTTCGCAAAGAATTTAATTACAGAAGAACCAACACCAAAGTATGACGCACAGGTAAAGCGTGTGTGTAAGACTAGAGGAACAGGGTTCTACCTAGCAGGTAACTAAACTGTATCGTATGTTACCGTTTGCACACACTATATAATTATGGTATAATTACCATACGTTCATCCCACTTCGGTGGGACGCAAGTAAGTCGTAGGAACGGAGCGTTCATCCCATGTTTGAGTTATTACTCTATTCCAACATTGCTTGTGTTGATGCTGTCGATATTGTCGAGCGTATCAATACACATGAGCATATGAAAGAGGCAATCAGGGCAGAACTTATTGAAGTAGTTCAAGAAGCATCTCCTCATTGTCCATGGGACGCAAACGACTGAAGGAACGGGGAAACGGATCCTGCGAAAGCAGAGAAGGTTAATCACCCACTTCAGGAGAAAACAAATGAACACACTTACTATCATCAAAAACCAGATCGAAAAAGCAGCACGTCTGCACGATGCACAAATTACTCACACCTCTTATCGTGGTGTAAAGTATGAGTGCAAGCAGCAAGGAGAAGAAGTGCATGGCACTTTCTGCTATCGTGGTCGCACTTACACCAAGTGATATCATGTTAGCACTACAAGTAGTCGGACTAACGTCCTTGGCATGTGTTGCCTTTATCTGTATGATCTATGGAGAGCTTCTTCTATTGAAGAGGGTCTAATGGAACAGTATCGATATCATTACGATGATATGGATAAGGATAGTCGAGACCCAGCATGTTACATGCTCACATACCGAGGTTGTACCTACTGGTCGTGCTATCGTATTCACTTGAGAGACTGGTTAGATGAAAAGTATTCACTACCAGCATTTAATAGGAGGGCATAGACGCCCTCCTTTTTTTATGTTATAATGAAATATACCATACTAATAAATAGATGGACCGAGAGAAACTTAAACTCATCGTCAAGAACCTCAAGTCTCTTGTCAATGCACTAGAGAGTGAGGTATACTCTGATGTTGATGCTTACAGATCTACAGAAGTAGGCAACCCAAACTTTGGATTTTATGAAGGGAGAGATGACGATGACGGATACCCCGACTGATTGGCGGTACAGTGAAGAAAAACTACAGTACAGAGAAGCAGCACTTCGTGTGTTACTTGCTCGTTTTGGTCACCAAATGAAACCAAATGGTGAACCTGAGTATTCACAAAAATCAATTTATGAATGTGCTCATGACTGGGTATCACAAGGCAATGTTAGACCTGATGGCATTGTAAAATATTACCTAGCATATTACGGAGGATAAATTGAGGTTCAAGGATACAATTAAAGCAGCAAAGAAAGCGATAAAGCTTGCAGATAAAAACCCAATGCTGTATACTGATGAGGAGATCCACTACATGAAGTTGCAACTTCGTGCAGCAAAGCAGGGTCTGAAACGCAAACGCGAAATGATGAGCAAAGGATTTAAAAATGAAGCAACAACATGGACTAGTCCGTCTAATCCAAGTAACTCCCGAAGCGGAGAAGACAATGGGGTACGTGGCGAGAGTGAGCAACCCGAACAACCAGGAGAACCCTAAGGTTTCTGGTCTACTAAAGTATTGCGTCACTCATCAACACTGGTCTGTGTTTGAACAAGCATTCATGACACTTGAGATCGAGACCACTCGTGGTATCGCAGCTCAAATTTTGAGGCACCGTTCGTTTACATATCAAGAGTTTTCCCAGCGGTATGCTGACAGTTCTATGTTGGCAGATGAGATCCCTTTGTTTGATCTTCGTCGTCAAGATACAAAGAACCGTCAGAATTCTATTGATGACATTGATCCTTTTACTAAGCAAGAGTTTGAGATCAAAATCAAGCGACACTTTGAAGAGGGTATGAAACTCTACAAAGAAATGCTTGACGCTGATATTGCAAAGGAGTGTGCTCGTTTTGTGCTTCCTTTGGCAACACCAACTCGCATCTACATGTCTGGTTCTGTTCGTTCATGGATCCATTACATCTCCCTTCGCTCTGCGAATGGCACACAAAAAGAACACATGGATATTGCTGACGCATGTAAGCAAATCTTTATTGAACAATTTCCTACAGTATCTGAAGCACTTGAATGGCAATGAAACTACTTACACTTGAAGACTATAAAAAAGCAGGCGAAACCTTTTGGCCTAAGTATGATTATGTTGCTAAAGAACTTGGGGAGGGTGTCAAACCTGAACAAGTCCTCAAAGTTATGGAAGCAATTGGTGGTATTGCATTGAAGCAAGCACTAGAAGAAAAACTATCTGGTCCATTTGGTTTTAACAAAAAGGAGAAAGAAGATGCCGACCT